TTATGCAACCTCTGCCGCCATATTGTCGCCAACATAGAGAGAAAGAGGATTGAGAGAGACGGCTTGCTCTAAATGGTCAGGAGCAAAGTGCGCGTATCTCATTGTTTCGCGAATGTTGGAATGTCCGAGGATTTTCTGCAGTACCAGTATGTTTCCGCCGTTCATCATAAAATGCGCGCCGAATGTATGCCTCAGGACATGCGTCTTTTGCCCTTCAGTTAGCTCGATATTCGTGAGTTTGAGCATCTTTTTAAACTCCTGATAGCAGGGCTTGAACATTCTGCCCTGACGTTCGGCTAGCTCGTCATACAGCCATTTAGGAATGGGAACGGTGCGATTTTTCTTACCTTTGGTTTTTGTGAAAGTCAGTTTGCAGGGAGAGAGTTGAGGCCGTGTCAATCTCTCGGCCTCCCCCCATCTTGCGCCGGTTGCAAGACAGACTTTGACAATCATCGTGAGATCCTCTTTGCCGTATTGCTCGCAGGCTCGAAACAGCTCAGGGATTTGAGAAAGAGTTAGCCAGGACATTTCTTTCTCGGCTTCTTTGAATACGCGCACCCCTTCCAGTGGGTTGGGTAAACTCCATTCCCCTAACCGCCGCAGCTCATTAAACACAGCTATAAGATATTGCTGCTCACGATTCACGGTTATGGGTTTGGCGACCCATTTCGCCGGGTCTTTATGATATCCGTTGTCTATTTCACCACGGAGTCGGCGGTCGCGGTAATGAGCCCAATCTTTAGCGGTAAAGCGGGATGCAATTGGGTCGCCCAAACCGTTACACACAATTTGCAGCTTTGCTAACCGCGACTTACTGGCGACTAAAGCCTGTCCATGCAGGTTATGCCAGAGTTGAATCAACTCGCTTAAGCGTCGGCGATCTTCTTTTTTGCCGAGCCAAGGCTTGTCCTCACTTTCATTCTTCGTAAATGTTTCGAATGCCTCGGCCTCACCTTTTGTATTGAAATGCCGACGAATACGCCGCCCTTCCCTACCGTTTGGATAAAGCTCGCATAACCATTTACCGTTTTTTTGCTTACTAACTGTCATAGCTACACCGAGGCCAAATATTTTTATTCACAAAGCGCTATGGCTTCACTGAAAACAGGAGCAATATCAGCTCGTTCTAATGGATCGTTAGGGTCTTTTTTTAGAACTTCTTTTAAATCTCGCCCTTCCATTTTTCCAGACTTGACGGCGTTCTTAGCCATGCCGCTTAAGGGGTAGCGTTCATCCGTGTCAGTGTCATAAACAAAAACGTAGTGACTGTTTACACAAGATACTTTTGCATGCTCAAAGGTAAGCGGCCACTTATCACCAAGAGATTTACTATCAATCTCTTTAAATTTCTCAGCGGCTAAGGCTGAGGAAGAAAGCGCGATACCGGCCATCAAAAATAATAACTTTTTCATAACTGCTCCTTAAACATGCTTTTCCAAAGTAAAAATCACTGCACCTGATGGTGTGATGTCTGAAAGATTACATTCAAACTCCGCAGACTTATTTGAAAGCCTGACCTTTCCACCTGGTAACCTGATGACATCAAAAACATCGAGCGCACCATCAATGCCAATAAGCCAACGACCATTACCGATCTTTGAGTTAGAACAATCAACAAGCCAAGATGCGCCTACTCCATCAATAAAGATCAATTCATCAATGTTTTCAGGAACCATTGTAAGGTCTGGAGTCCAACGCCCAATATCTTTAAGCTCGCCAGCTTCAAGGCGACATTTTCTTACTGTTAAGGCGCTAAGAGATTCACTTTCCCTGCCTTCTCGCATCTTGCCTTTGCCTGTAGAAAGCCACTCCAACGAAACGCCAGTGTCAAGTGCGCAGGTCACCACCACATCGCCCGGGAAAAAGTCACGCCTGACCCAAGTGCTTATAGTGCCGGAAGAAATACCCAATAAATCACCAAGCTCTTTTTGCATCGTAAACCCATAAGCATCAAGAATTCTGCGCAAAACGGTTTTGCCCCCGTTCGTCATGATCTCGTCATAGAGTTCTTTGCCCTTTAGCTTGCAACCGACTCGCTCATGTTTTGCATTTGCAAGCTCACCACTTACAAGCCAATTGATATCAGCACCAGTATCAAGACAACACCTAACTATGACATTGCCGGGTATTGCATCGCGTTGAACCCAGCCACTAACGCTGTGTTTAGCGATGCCCAACAGGTCAGCTAAATCCTTTTGCATCTTGACGCCATAGGCTGACATTACGCGCTCTAACACGCCATTTGATGCACCTATACGCCACTGAACATCGAGTTCAGAACTCATAAAAACCCCTACAGATAATTTTATGGGTGTTTACAGATAACTTTTTACGATCTATAGTGGCGCTTATCGACCAAGATGCACACCACTGCACCACATTTCAAACAACAGGAGATAATGCGATATGTCAGATGCAAAATCAATCTCGATGCACGACTCGCAAAACTCACAAAATCAAACTGTGCTGTTAGACCCCACTCAGTTTGACGCCATCGTTACAGCAATGCTGCCAGCCCTGCAGACAATGATTCGCTCTGCAATGTCCGACACCATGACAGTGAAAGACTTTGCTGCCACTCGCGGCGTTAGCGAGCGTCTGGTCTGGCAATGGCTTGATGAGGGCATTCTTCTTAAAGCTCCGACCAAAGACTTTTCCAACAAAGAGGAAGCCGGTAAACGAAGCCGCACCCTCGTAAACGTAAAAGCATGGCGCGACAAACTGACTCAACAAGCGATTGATTGTCGCTACATCGACCAGCGCACCGCTCTTAACTGAATTTGATTATGCAAGTTAGAGGGAACTTAACCATGTTTGATTTTCAGATTTCCAAACATCCCCATTATGACGATGCGTGTCGTGCTTTCGCTCAACGTCACAACATGACGAAGCTTGCCGAACGTGCGGGAATGAATGTTCAGACGTTACGTAACAAGCTCAACCCGGAACAGCCTCACCAGCTCACCCCACCTGAGTTATGGCTACTGACAGACCTGACCGAAGACTCAGCCTTAGTTGATGGTTTTTTGGCTCAGATTCATTGCCTGCCATGTGTACCGGTCAACGAGCTGGCAAAAGACAAATTACAGTCTTACGTCATGCGTGCTATGCGGGAACTCGGCGAACTGGCGAGCGGCGCGGTCTCTGATGAGCGTCTGACCTCTGCCCGTAAGCACACCATGATTGAAAGCGTTAACTCCGGTATTCGCATGTTGTCTTTGTCGGCACTGGCGCTGCATGCACGTTTGCAGACCAATCCAGCAATGACGAGTGTTGTCGATACCATGAGCGGTATTGGCGCGTCATTCGGTCTGATTTGAGGTGCTCATGCTGAAAAATGAACCGTCATTCGCGTCTTTGCTCGTTAAGCAAAGCCCCGGCATGCACTGCGGCCACGGCTGGATTATTGGTAAAGACGGCAAGCGCTGGCACCCGAGCCGCTCACAGGCTGATTTACTGGCTGGCCTGACCACCAAAAAACAGGGGGAATCATGGCTATCGAAGCTGTTTCCGCGAATGTTCCGCTAAAGGCAGGCGCGCGTCTGGCTGGTCTCAACCACGTAGCTGAATTACGTGCGAGATATTGGGGTGATAGCTGGAAAGAGGTTGAGCGTTTTGTCGATGATATGCGCGATAAACGCGATCCACAATTTGAAGAAAATGCTCGGGCGCTGGCCGCTATTTTCTTTCTGGCAAAAATACCGGCGGCTCGTCATGAGCTCGAATTAAGTGAGCTGACTACTGACGAGAAAAAGGCGCTTATTACAGCGATGAATCATTTTCGTGCAGTGGTGAGTTTATTTCCCAAACGGCTAACCATGCCGAATTAATCCAAACAGAAATTTAATGGCGTAAACCCGCCGGGCTTCTTATTGCCCGAAATCAGGAGAATAAATTATGCGTAATACTGTAACCCGTAGTTTTAATACAGATAGCGATGCGCTGGCCGTATTGCTGACCGATGCCAAAAAAGAAGAACGTAAAGACCGCGCGCTCGCTGTTTCAATCCGTCTTGAGGCACTGGCGATACATATCACCAAAGAGGGGATGAGCGGTACCGAAGCCGCCGAACTGCTGCGCCGTGAAGCCACTCGCTTTGAGAATGAATCACAGGAGCTGCACTAATGGCCGACGCAATGGATTTAGCACAACAGCGTGAGCAGGAAGACCGCGAGCGCCACATCAACAACGCGCGCAGCCGTATCGCTGCGCCTTCTCGTTTCCTCTGCGAAGAATGCGACGCACCAATCCCGGAAGCTCGCCGCATTGCTATACCGGGCGTGGCCTTTTGCGTGACCTGTCAGCAAATAGCAGAGCTCAAATCTAAACATTACAAGGGCGTTTAAATGAGTATTCGTATCGAAGTTAGCAACAAATGGGTTATTACCAGCGACCAATATCAATTCATCCTGAATGAAAAGAAAGTCGTTAAGTCAGGTAAAAAAGCTGGTGAGGAATGGCTCGATACCATCGGTTATTACCCGAAAATTAACCAGCTTATTTCCGGGCTGATTCATCATCATATTCAGCAGTCATCAATTACCACGCTTGACGCAATGGCATCTGAAATTGAGCGTATCGGAGAAATATGCGCCTCCTCTATCAAGGCGGTGGAATGAGAAAAACACATCAACTAAAAATTCGGCCTGAGTTTTTTCAGGCTGTCATCAATGGAACAAAAAAAGCCGAGTTTCGCCGTGCTGACCGTGATTTTGCTGTAGGGGATTTACTTTGCTTAAACGAGTACGGAGCCTGCGTATATGACCCGAAAAAGGTCGGTTTTACCGGCGCTTTTGTCTACGTGCTGGTGACTCATATAACTGACCTTAGCGAGTGGGCTCCCGGCTATGTGATGCTAAGCATACAGCGTAGACAAATGGGGGAACTATGCGGGTAAGCGTTAACTTTGCTTACCCGTGGAACGCTCCACGGTCAGCAATAGCCAGCCCATATCTTACCTATGACCAACAGTATCGCCGCGACCGTATGTTCGCGGCTTTGCTGCATGCGAGAAAAGTGCTTTCGCTCCAACCCGAGTGCGTGCGCTTTGATGTTTATCGCACCGCTGCGGTGCTGGAGCAAAATCAGGGCAGTCAACGAGCCAATGCCTTTTTAATCAGCTTCTGCAAAAAGGCATTACCACGTCTTGAACTGGTCGCAAAAAAATATCAGTGCGCGGGTATCAACAGCAACTTATCGGCCACTGTTTTTGGTGGTCATTTTGATACCCAGCTCATGCAATATCTGGCGTCACGCATGGTCAACATAGTCGCCAGATATAACCGCCTCCCTGATATGTCGCGCGCCGATATTGACCTGCTGGCCGCTGATATTGCTAATTTCATTCGTGCTGAACTGGCTGACATTGATGACACCGGATTTAGCGAGCTAAAAACGCTGTACACCTGGTACATGCGCGCCGGTATTATTTCTCTGCAATTCAATGTCACCCCTCCGCATTGGGAGCGGGTGACTAAAAAATATGTCGGAGAAGATGAAATCGCCCCGGCTATCGCTCGTATGTTTAACGATGTGTGGTGGCGTGGTCGTCTGCGTCGCATTGCGGCTGCATGGCGCGAACATCTGCAAATTGCCGTCGGAAATGTCAGCAAAAAACGACACGCCTACGCGAGTAAAAACTGCGTGACCGACTGGCGTGAGCAGAAGCGCCGCACGCGTGAATTTCTCAAGGGGCTGGATCTCGAAGATGAAGACGGCAACCGCATCAGCCTGATTGAAAAATACGACGGTTCGGTCGCTAACCCTGCGATACGCCGCTGCGAGCTGATGACCCGTATCCGTGGTTTTGAAAACATCTGCAATGAGCTCGGTTATGTCGGTGAGTTTTACACCCTGACCGCACCGTCTAAATATCACGCCACCACCAAAGCAGGCTACCGTAACAGCAAATGGAACGGTGCCAGCCCGTTGGACACGCAGAGCTATCTCACCGGCCTTTGGGCGCGCATTCGCGCCAAGCTGCACCGGGAAGAAATCCGCATTTTCGGCATACGTGTTGCCGAGCCTCATCACGACGGGACGCCGCACTGGCACATGCTTATGTTCATGTTGCCGGAAGACGTCGAGCGCGTGCGCCTCATCATCCGTGATTATGCGTGGGAGGAAGACCACCACGAACTGAGAAGCGATAAAGCCAAAAAAGCTCGCTTTCATGCCGAGGCCATTGACCCGGAAAAGGGGAGCGCTACCGGCTATGTAGCTAAATACATTTCGAAAAATATCGACGGCTATGCTCTTGATGGTGAAACCGATGACGAAAGCGGTGAGCTGCTGAAAGAAACAGCCCCCGCCGTTTCGGCATGGGCGGCACGCTGGCACATCCGTCAGTTTCAGTTTATCGGTGGTGCGCCAGTGACGGTCTACCGTGAGTTGCGTCGCCTCGCTGATACCGAGACCGCACACGGTCTGAGCGTTGAGTTTGCCGCCGTCCATGATGCCGCTGACGCCGGTGACTGGGCTGGTTACGTTAATGCGCAGGGTGGCCCGTTTGTCCGTCGCGATGATTTGCAGGTGCGCACGCTGTATGAACCGCGCGCCGAGTTTAACCAGTATGGTGAGGAAACCGTCTGCATCCGTGGCGTGTACGATTCCGCTGTCGGTGCTGGCACCCCGATTTTAACCCGGCTAACGCAGTGGAAAATTGTGCCGAAGCGTGCCGTTGATTTGGCCGTTGACGTTAAGGGCGCTCCTGCGCCCTCTCGGAGTTCTGTCAATAACTGTACGGGAAGCGAAAGCGATCCACCGATATTGGATTTAACAAAATCACTGAGTCGGTCAGAAAGACGAGAGCTGGCGAGCCGACTGAGGAAGCAAAAACCGTCAACACGACGAAAATTCATCCACGGAACGGACGAACAAAATGCAGCTTTGTCGAAAACTATCGACGAGATACGTCTCACTACCGGCATCACCATCAGCCGGGGCGAAGCCCTGCACCTTATGGCAGGTGGTAAGAGTTGCTTTAACGGTAAATGGTTGCGTGGAACAGCTAAAGGAGAGGTATTTTCCGCAGCACCGTCACAACAGTCTCAAGCCAGAAAGATTCTACGTCGCGTTGCGGATTTAGCCGAAGCGGCAACAAAAATTGATAGTTAATTTTCATCCTTATCATGCACATACATCACTCTAACGTTTTTTTCCTCTTCCCATCTTTTGCCAATACGTGATACTGTACAAACATACAGTAAAAACTCTATGGGAGGGATTTCATGGTTGGCGAACATTTCAGCCGAACTCAGCAAAAGTGGGCTTGTGTACAATTCATTGCAGAGGTGTCTCTGATTGCAAATTGCAAACCGTCAGACCTTAAGCTCGCACTCACTCTTATTGCTGATTTAGCGAACAGTGAAAGTGCTGAGGATGACCCGGATATTTTCTATAAAGCCGAATAGAATTTAAGCTCCGGGTATTACATGCGGGCTCAGGTTTCGATACCTATAAGAGCATTGACCTTGATAAAAACTCGCTAATCAAAATGAATACGAGGTAACAAATCTCGCGAACACTTTCGGATTTCGAAAAACTTTTAAAGTTAAAATGAAAAGCACCCTTATTTTACTAAGAGTGCTTTTCAACTCTATCTTAGAAAGTGAAACGCTCAACTGCAGAGAATATCTTATCAAAAAGCTCCTCTGAGAAGCTAAGAGAACCATTGGAATTCACTTCTAATGTTTCATTGCCAGTGTTAGATTTAACACTCAATTTAACTTTATCAATCGTGAATTTTGCATTTTTAAAAATATTTCTCATCTCATCTATCGCGTCATTTGAAGACTCAAGTTCTAAAATGCCAGATGTATTTTTACTAAAAGTCAAATCCTTTAATTTGGCCTTGTGCACCTGAACCTTTTCGAAGTGAGGCGTGATAAATTTTATAAACTCATCAATTTGAATCACAAGATAAGAAACATTAAAATCGGATTCAGTTGCCTTAATCACATTGGAGATAAAACCCTTGATACTTCTAGGCGGAGAATCAATTATTAAAATGAAGTTACCGCCTTGAGCTTTAAAAAACCAAAAGTTAAACTGCACATATTTGAAATGATTAAACTCAGTTTCATTACCATAGGGGTCTATGATTACTTCGCTTACCTCAACCCTTTCAATATATTTTGAAGATATATACTTATCTTCATATGAAAGAATACTAAACCCCCAACCTTTGTCACTGTCAAAAGGCGTGTTTATGATGGCCTGGTATAACCTATCGAGACCGGCAGGGAAGTTGGCAGTAAACCATTTTGTTTTCATAACAACTCCTTTTATTTTTCAGTGACTACCTCGAGAGTATTTAAAGATATTATTCTATTAGAGATTTCTCGAGCCGTTTTTTCTATTGATAATAATAGCACATTTTCTTTTTCCTTATCCACATTTTGCCGATTAGTAAACACATTTACTTTTTTATATTTATAACATCCACGAACGAGATAAGAAAACAGCTTACATTTATCCGGATCCACAAACTGGGCTTCGAATTCATACTTATCGGAGTCTTTAAAACCTTCGACTACCGAACTCCATATTATCTTTGTAATGTAAAACCCATTACCCAATAACTCTTCCAGTTCTGGTGATTCAAGGACACCCCTTCCTTTCAATGATGCCTTTGAAATATGATACCCAGTGTCTATTACAGCATCATCATCCTCATCCGAGTCATCTTCATCATCTTCAGATTCAGATGGTTTTTTAACCTCTAATACTGGATGGGTGACATAAACATCTGACACATCGACACATTTGTAATTTGGCATACTAACGATCAGTTCTTTAAAGAAACGACTACGTTCATTTGAATCTTTGACCGTTTCAAGCGATATCTCTTCAAGACTTACAGGCTCATCATTATTAGTTTCTTTTATTTTTTTAATCAAAAGTTCATTAAACTCATGTGCCTTGGCATTCTGAGGGAAGCGCGTAATATACTCTCCCTCATCATTCAACTCTACTTGTATTTTAGCCTCGCGAGATGAGGATTGCCGAAACTCGCTCATTTTAAAATCCAGCTTGACATATTTTACTGACACCTCAAATCCATTCTCGGTGTAATTGATATTTGTTACATCCCCCTCTTTTTGTAATTCTTCACATATAGATTTTATTGTGACTTCCATATCACTTAAACTAATTGCACTGTTGACAATATTAATTGATACTTTCTCTCTTCTCCCTACAGATCCAAGAATTTCTGATAAATATTCAAAGTCATAATAGCCGTGGAAGTTCTTCGAAAAATCCAAAGCTAAAGTCTTCCGTTTTGTATCCTTAGAAATAATAGTGCCTCTTTTGAAAAAAAGGCTTTTCATGTCTTCATGAGTCACCTTTGTTTGATTGAGAGCATCAAACATAGCTTTGTCATTAACGCTATACAAACCGATTTTCATACTTATCGCTCCCAACCAATCTCAACAGAACTGAAGTGAGGTTTTGTAAATTCAACTTGGTGAAAATCAATGGCATCAATGATGGTTTTTTTATGTTCATCGAAACCCCATTCTCTACAGTATGTTTCCTTAGCACGCATAAAAATACTGCGAACATCTTTATAAATGCTTGGATGTACAATTCTAATTCTTATCTTTTCATTTCCATCCAAGAGTTGGTATTTTGATAACGTATCAAGAATATAAACAAACTCTAATTCATTATTACCCTCGCCATTGTAATAAATAACATAACCATGCTTATAGGTTGTTTTCCACTCTAAAGTTTCTTCATCACAATGTTTAACATCGTTGTGTTTAATTATCAAAAAAGGCCCCGTTAACAACTCTACTGTTGCCGGGTGTTCTTCAGGTGACCCGCTAACTTTATGAAGTGATAGGTCTGGGTAAAAGAACTGGTAATTTTTACCTAAAGGAAATTCTCGATTGTGACTCAGTTGAGACAAGTCCGTAATTATTGATTGCAAATAATTTATAGTTCTCGGCTCAATAATATGAATCTTCTGACCTTGTTTTAGAGGAATATTATCAAGGTTAATACCCCGTTTTGTTTTATCAGTTTCTGCATTATAAGACTGATAAAACACATCATAGAACGATCTGTCAAACTCACCATCATGATTATATACAAAGAGCATTCCTCTAACCTCAGAAGAGCCACTTTGATAAGAGTATCTATCCTTCCATTCCTTGCTACCTTCTGCGCAATCAATAGAGTTAGCCAATGAGACTAATGCGTTTCGCATTGAGGTTGCTGTTATCGACCCTTTTACATAACTTTTTAAATCTGTATTTAAAAAAATCGTCCGATTTAAGTATGGATCCTTATAGGAAAAAACAACATCAGTCGGGTGTGTTCCAGACTTTGTTTTATGTTGCGTAGACTTCAAACACTGAAAGTTTTCATTGGTTACCCCAACAAGCTCCCACTTGAACCACTTAAATAAATCGGAAGATATCTTTTCCGCCATTGCTGAAATATTTTGAGTTTCACCTGCCATGGGTAGTCACCTTTTTGAAAAATCCCTAATTGTTACAAGGTAGCCTGTGCCATATCAAACCTAAGAATGAAGGCATGACTGACCGATCAGTATCATAAACTCAATTTGAATGCATTATCTTGCATTAAATTGCATGCGTTTTTGATTCCAGAATTTGTGAGCCAGCGCCAGCGCTGGCGCGGCTCGGGGCTCCTGATGCACCTGCATTAAAAGCGACCCGTTAAGCGGGCAGGCGTGGCGGGGAAAGCATTGCGCGCCAGCGGTGGTGCGTAATAATAAAAATTATCGTCTGAGCGCGTCGTGATGGCGCGGTCGTGGTCGCTGTCGGTTCGTTGGTGGTCGGGTGTGGTGGTGCGCGTGTGGCGCATCTGAGGCGTGATGGTGGCGGGGTATGAAAAAGCCGCCATGCTGGCGGCTTGAGGGGGATTATTCCGGGTTGTCGAGGGTGTACTCTTTGAACCTGATGACCTCCATGCCGAGCCAGTCGTTTACCTCCCTGAACCTGTCCTGCAGGGGTGACAGCTCGTTACGCACAAATACTTTTGCCACCTTCTCAACGTCACCGAGCGAACCGATATTCTCGGGCTTGCCGCCCATGAGCTGGAACGGTACGCGGTGCGCGTCCATCAGGTCGGCGGCGCTGGCTTTCTTGATGTTGAAAAAGTCATCCTTTGTGGCGACCTCACTCAGTGGCACGATTTTGATGCCGTCCGGTTTTCCGCCGGGAGCGTAGAAAAACAGGTTCTTAAAGTTGCCGAGCCCTTTCGAGTTTCGCATCGCCTCGCGCAGCGATTCGACGTCGGTCGCGCTCTGCGCCGGGTCGGTCACATACATGATGTAACCCGCGTGCGCGCCGTTCTGGTAATACTTGCGGCGGAACAGCGTCGCGGATTCATTCAGCCAGGCAGAATTAAGCGCGCTGAGATATTCGGGCAGGCCGTAAATCTCCTGATTAATATCGGGCTCCAGCAGGTGAAACACCGTATCAGGCGCGAACTCATGCGGTAGAGTGAAGTTTTCCACAAACCAGAATATAGAATCGTCGACCCCGCGCCGGGTGTATTTGGCCGGTGAGGCCAGCAGCTTGATTAACTGGCCGGTGACGCTGTGGCGCTGCTCAAGAAAGGCATTGCCGAATACCAGATAGTCGAGCGCAAAGCGGCTGAAATCCTGACGGGACAGCAACGGGTGCGGAATGTAGGTGCTCGCGAGCACGTTGCGCTTAACGTAAATCGGTGAGCTGTGATGTACAGCAGAGCGCAGGCTCTTTGCCAGCCCGGAGAAGCTGACCGGCGGCTCGTACCACTTGCCGTTACTGATGCACTCGACGTAATCCAGAATGTCGCGCTTATCGAGTACCGGCACCGGCTCGCCGAAGGTGAAAGCTGTTGTTTTTGGCGGTGCGCTGGCGGTCAGGTGTTGTGGCTTGCTGGCCTTCTGCGCAGCGGCTTTGCGGGATTTTTGCTTACCCATTAGTTGAACTCCAGAATAGATTTAGGCTGCATGCCGCTACCGGCAGAAAGCGGTTCGTTTAACAGGGCGTGCATGGTCGCCCATGCGATATCGGCGTGACTGGCTTCCTCGGTGCGGCTGGCCTCATAGGTGGCGCTGCGCCCGCTGCTGGTCATGGTTTTGCGGATGGACATAAACGACTGAGTGACGTCGGTTGCCCCGGCGTCGTATTCCAGACAGCCGCGGCGAATGGTGTCTTTTGCCTTGAGCACCATTGCGGTTTTCATTTCAGGCGTGTAACGGATACCGCGCGCTGCCGGGAAGAATGAGCGCACCAACTGATAAACGCCGAGGCCGAGGCCGGTCGCGTCAATGCCGATGTATTCAACGTTATATTTCTCGGTCAGCTTTCGGATCCCCTCTGCCTGTGCGGCAAAGTCCATGCCTTTCCACTGATGGCGCTCCAGCATGCGGAACTTGCCACCCGAGACCACCGGCGGCGCGAGTACGACGCACCCGGCGCTGTCGCCAGTGTGTGACGGGTCGTAGCCAATCCAGACCGGGCGGGATCCGAATGGATAATCGGCGAACGGGGCAAAATCCTCCCATTCTTCCATCACGTCGACCATGCAGCGTTGCAGCTCCTCGAACGGGAACACCGACGCTTTGTCGTCGACAAATTCGCACATAAACAGGTTTTTAAAGTCTTCTGCGCTGTTTTCGCGTTTGAGCTGGTCAAGGTCAAACAGGGTGCAGCCACCGGCAAGCGCGTCCTCAATGGTGACAATCTGCCGCCACTGTCCATCGTCGCAGAGCTGACCACCGGCGAGCGCGGTATGGCTGATATCGATATCGATACGCTCGGTGATACTGCTGCGCCCCTTGTTGAACAGTTCGCCAGACCAGAAGGGGTAAGCGCCATGCGCCAGCGTGGAGGGCGTTGAAAAATAGGTTGAGCGCAGGTGTTTTTGCGAGGCCATGCCCGAGGCGACTTTGCGCAGCCGCTGAAAGTTCGGGATCCAGAAAATTTCGTCGACATACAGGTCGCCATTATGGCTCTGCGCCGTGTTGGAATTGGTACCGAGAAAAATCAGCTTTGCGCCGTTGTTGCCGATGACAATCGGGTCGCCGGTCAGGTCAACGTCGACCAGTCGCGCAAACTGGATGATGTATTCACGGAACACGTAAGCCTGCGTTTTACTGGCTGAAAGAAAAATCTGGTTATGGCCGGTCTTGAGTGCGCGCAGCAGTGCCTCGCGGGAAAAATAGAACGTCGCGCCAATCTGGCGGGATTTGAGAATGTCGCGAATACGGTGCGCCAGTCCTGCGCGGTACCACTGCAACTGGTATTCGAAAGACTGGTCGAAAAATAATTCCTCCAGTTTCCCGATAGCCTCGTCGCTGAAAAAGTTCTTTTTCGGCTTCTTACGCTCGCCCTTGTTACGGTTGGCGACATTGGGGTTAAGGTCGACCTCGTTGCCGGTCTGGCTGTAGCGGTTAACGCGCGCCAGTCGCTCAATCTGCCGCCCGAGCAGGTCAATCTCTTTGAAGTCGCCGCCTGACTTTTGCGGCTTGGCGATGAGCTGAATCAGGCGCGCCTCAAGGCTGCTTTCGACGCGGGAAATCGGTGCGATACCGTCCCAGCCGTCGCGCTGCTTCCAGCTCTGCACGGTCGGGCGCTTGACCTGCAGCATTTCGGCAATCTGTGGCACGGAAAAGCCCTGCCAGTAAAGCAGCGATGCCTGCCGTCGCGGGTCATGCAACAAGGTTGTATCGGTGGAGATGGTCATTGATGCCTCGCCGTAGTGGATTCAGGGCAAGGCTACTTAATGGCCGTCAGTGATTCGCTAAGGTGCTGTTGTGTGGGCGGTTGTCCAGTCGTCATTGGTGGTCTGGCGTGTCACGAGTCTGGAAACTGGCGGTGACCAGTAACCCCAACCTCAGGACTCCTGACAATGGCAAAAAAAGTCTCAAAGTTCTTTCGCATCGGCGTCGAGGGTGATACCTGCGACGGGCGCATTATCAGCGCCGGCGATATTCAGGAAATGGCCGAAACCTACGACCCGCGCGTCTACGGTTGCCGTATCAACCTTGAACACCTGCGCGGCTTGCTGCCTGATGGCGTATTCAAGCGCTATGGCGATGTGGTCGAACTGAAAGCCGAGAAGATTGACGACGATTCTGCGCTTAACGGCAAATGGGCGTTGTTCGCTAAAATCACCCCGACCGATGACCTTATCGCGATGAATAAAGCCGCGCAGAAGGTCTACACCTCAATGGAAATTCAGCCGAATTTTGCCAATACCGGCAAATGCTACCTCGTCGGCCTTGCGGTCACCGATGACCCGGCGAGCCTCGGTACCGAGTACCTCGAATTCTGCCGCAACGCGAAGCACAACCCGCTGCAGCGCTTTAAGGCCAACCCTGAAAACGTCTTTTCCGTTGCCACGCTGGCCGAGCTGGAATTTGAAGACGTTCCCGACACGGTGCTCAACAGCCTGGCCGATAAGGTGAAAGCCATTTTCAGTCGTAAGCAGGTCAGCGACGATGCGCGCCTGAATGATGTGCATGAGGCGGTGACCACCGTCAGCGAACATGTGCAGACCAACCTGACCAAGCAAGACGAGCGCCTTTCCGCTATGGAAACCGCGTTTGCCACCTTCAAACAGGAGCTGACCGGCAAGGTCGAAGAAACCAGCCAGGCATTTTCCGCCCTGAAAAACACCCTCGACAAAACCGAAAGTTTCAGCCAGCCGCGACGTACAAAAGCCAGTGGCGGTGGTGGCGACGAGCTGCTGACCGACTGCTGATAAACCGCAGACCGAAACCGGGCGGCAACCCCGCCCGATGCTGTGACTAACCGATTAATTCAAACAGGAAATACTATGCGTCAGGAAACCCGTTTTAAGTTCAATGCCTATCTGACCCAGCTCGCCAAACTGAACGGCATCAGCGTTGATGACGTCAGCAAAAAATTCACCGTCGAGCCGTCCGTCACGCAAACGCTGATGAACACCGTGCAGGCGTCATCTGCATTTTTGCAGATGATTAACATTCTGCCGGTCGCAGAAATGAAGGGCGAGAAAATCGGCGTCGGTGTGACCGGCACCATCGCCAGCACGACCGACACCTCGGGTGACAAAGAGCGCCAGACCGCAGATTTCACCGCGCTTGAGTCCAACAAGTACGAGTGCAATCAGATTAACTTTGACTTCCACCTGACCTATAAACGCCTCGACCTGTGGGCGCGTTTTCAGGACTTCCAGCGCCGCATCCGCGACGCCATTGTCCAGCGTCAGGCACTGGATTTCATCATGGCCGGTTTCAACGGTACCACCCGCGCTGATACCTCAGACCGCAGCAAAAACCCGATGCTGCAGGATGTGGCCGTCGGCTGGCTGCAGAAGTACCGCAACGAAGCTCCTGCCCGCGTGATGAGCAACATCACCGACGCTGACGGTAAGGTCGTTTCGGCGGTGATTCGTGTCGGTAAGAACGGCGACTATGAGAACCTCGACGCGCTGGTGATGGATGGTACCAACACCCTGATTGACGAGATTTATCAGGATGACCCGAAACTCGTTGCCATCGTTGGCCGTAAGCTGCTGGCTGACAAATATTTCCCGCTGGTCAACAAACAGCAGGAAAACACCGAGTCGCTCGCGGCGGATATCATCATCAGCCAGAAGCGCATCGGCAACCTGCCAGCCGTGCGCGTGCCGTACTTCCCGGCGAATGCGGTGTTCGTGACCACGCTGGAAAACCTCTCTATCTACTTCATGGATGAGAGCCACCGCCGCAGCATTGATGAGAACCCGAAAAAAGACCGCGTGGAAAACTACGAGTCGATGAACATCGACTATGTGGTCGAGGCGTATGCCGCCGGGTGCCTGCTGGAAAACATCACCCTCGGCGATTTCACCGCACCTGCAGCACCGGAAAGCGGAGCCTAAACCATGACGAGCCCCGCACAGCGTCACATGATGCGGGTCTCGGCCTCTCAAGCCGCGCAGCGGGAACAAGCCCCGCTGCGCCATGCAACCGCCTACGAGCAGATGCTGGTAAAGCTGGCCGATGACCGTCGCACGTTAAAAACCATCCGTTCAAACGAACTGAAAGCCGCGAAAAAGCGCGAGCTGTTGCCGTTCTATGCGCCGTGGGTCGCCGGTGTGCTGGCTGATGGCCGTGGTGCGCAGGATGACATTGTCATGACCGTCATGCTGTGGCGTCTCGATGCCGGTGATATCGCTGGCGCGCTGGAAATTGCGCCCTACGCGCTGAAATACGGCCTCACCTCTAACCATCGCCGAACCACGCCTTACATGCTGGTTGAGGAGGTGGCACTTGCCGCGCTGCGCCTGCGCGATGCCGGTGAGCCTGTCGACCTCGCATTACTGCTGACCACCCTCAGCCTGACCGACGGTGCTGACGTTCCCGATATGGTGCGCGCTCGTCTGCATAAGGTGACTGGCCTGACCCTGCGCGATGCCGGTCAGGACGCCGAAGCGCTGGCGCAGTTTCAGCGCGCAATGCAGCTCGACCGCAATGCCGGTGTGCGCAAAGAGATTGAGCGACTGGAGCGGGCATTGAAGCCTAAGCCCGATGCCGCGCCCCGTAAAACGACTAAACCGCGCACGCGCAAACCTGCCACCAGACCGGCGGCAAAGCGCGGGCGTCCACCAAAGGCGGTAAAAACCGCCGGTTAACTGAACGCTCCCCGAGCCGGGCGGCACGCCGGTCAAAGCGGGTTTTGACCCTGACGGCGACCGGCGTCCACCGCCCAACCTAATGAGGTTGTCATGACGACAGTAATACTGAATCAGCCCGACGAACCGCAGGACGTACCGGGCGTGGTGATTCCAGCACCGGAGACGGGCGACGCAGTGATTAAAAACACGTTCTTTTTCCCTGATGTGGATCCGAAGCGGGTGCGCGAGCTGATGCGCCTTGAGCAGACGGTTTCCGATGCGCGCCTGCGCAACGCCATCAAGACCGGCATGGCGGAAACCAATGCAGAGCTTTACGACTACCGGCTGCGCCAGATTGCCGCCGGGTTTAAGACACTGGCCGACGTGCCTGACGCCGAGGAAATCGACGGCGAGAATGTGCGTGTTTTCCACTACCTGAGCGCCGTGACGGCGATGGCGACAGCCACCCTGTATGAGCGTTATCGCGGGGTTGAGGCCACCGGCAAGGGTGACAAAAAAGCCGACAGCGTCGAAACCACCATTGATGACCTGTGGCGGGATATGCGCTGGTCGGTCTCGCGCCTGCAGGATAAGCCGCGCTGCATCGTGGGCCAGCTCTGATGAAAGTCTACGCGATGCAGGGCGATACCCTCGACGCGCTTTGCGTCCGGTATTACGGGCGCACTGAGGGCGTGGTCGAGACGGTGCTGCAGGCTAATCCCGGCCTGTCTGAGCTGGGCGTCATTCTGCCGCATGGCACGGCGATTGACCTGCCAGACGTTGAAACATCACCCACGGCGGAGACCCTGAACCTATGGGACTGAGTATGGAAAAAATCACCACGTTTATCGCCTACTGGCTGGCCGTTGGGCTGGCGTATTTCGGGGCAATGTCGCCCGAAAAACTGGCGCTGTATGTGGGTAGTCTGTGCGCCATTTTTACGGCGGCGGTGAATTTCTGGTACCGGCGCAAAACCTTTCGTTACCTGACCGAAATGGGAATCGACAAAGGGGTGACCCGTGAGCTCAATCGTTAAACGTTGCAGTGTGGCCGCAGTGCTGGCGCTGGCGGCACTGATGCCTGATTTTCGTCTGCTGAATACCTCGCCTGACGGTCTGGCGCTGATTGCCGACCTCGAAGGGTGTCGCCTGACACCTTACCAGTGCAGCGCGGGCGTGTGGACGTCAGGCATCGGCCACACTGCCGGGGTGGTACCGAAACGGGATATCACCGAGCGCGAAGCGGCGGCAAATCTGGTCGCAGACGTGCTGAACACCGAGCGCCGTCTCGCGGTCTGCGTGCCGGTCACCATGCCGCAGTCGGTTTACGACGCGCTCGTCAGTTTCTCTTTTAACGTCGGCACCGGCGCGGCCTGTCGCTCTACGCTGGTCTCTTACATCAAGCGTCATCAGTGGTGGCAGGCATGCGACCAGCTCACCCGTTGGGTGTACGTCAACGGGGAGCGTAGTACCGGCCTCGAAAATCGACGCCAGCGTGAGCGTACTTACTGCCTGAAGGGGGTGAAATGAAAGTGTTAGCCGTGCTGTTAGTGTTGTCCGTGCTCGGGCTGCTGTGGTTGCGCCATGAGAACGGCAATTTAACCCGCTCCTTTGAGACAGCAAACCGCGTCGCGAGCGAACAAAAGACGACGATTGGCATGCTGAAAAATCAGCTCAGTGTTGCCGGTCAGATTGCCAGACGTAATGAATCCGCGCAGGTGGTTCTGCGCGAACAGCTCGCAAAGGCTAGCGAGGAAGCCAGCCGCCGCGAGCAGACGATAACGAGGTTACTTAATGAAAATGAAGCCTTTCGCCGCTGGTATAACGCTGCTTTGCCTGATGTTGTGCGTCGGCTGCACACCCGCACCGCCTGTGCCAGCGCCGGTGATTGTGGTCAGCGGATGCCCGAGGGTGAGCCTTTGCCCGATGCCGGGAAGTGACCCGAAAACCAATGGCGACCTGAGCGCGGATATCCGCCGTCTTGAGGGCGCGCTGACCGCCTGCGCGCTACAGGTCAAAACCGTCAAACACTGTCAGGATGAACTCGATGCAGAAGCACAAAAGCCTGCGCAAGGCGCTGATTAACGCCGTGCCGCAGCTCCGAAATAACCCCGATATGCTGCGCCTGTTTGCCGACAACGGCCATACCGATTCCCGGCTGGCGAGCTCGCTGTCGTTTGAAAAGGTGTACGTGCTTAACGTGGTGGTGACCGACTTCACCGGCGACCTCGATTTGATATTCGTGCCGGTGCAGGCGTGGCTGCGTGAACATCAGCCAGACATTATGACCACCGACGACGGCCGGGAAAAAGGATTCACCTGGATTATTGATATCAATAACGACGATTCGCTTGATATCAGTATCAGCCTGAGGCTCACCGAGCGCACGCTCGTCAAAGAGGTCGACGGCGCGCTGCACGTCAGCTATGCCCCTGAGCCGCCGCTGCCTGAGCCGGTGACGCGCCCGGTCGAGCTGTACGTTAACGGCGAACTGGTGAGTAAGTGGGATGAGTGAATTAACCGCGCTGCAGGAACGCCTTGCCGGTCTGATTGCCAGCCTGTCACCGGCGGCATGTCGGCAAATGGCGGCTGAGGTTGCGAAAAAGTTGCGTACCAGTCAGCAACAGCGCATCAAGCGCCAGCAGGCACCCGACGGCACCCCGTATGCCGCGCGTAAGCGCCAGCCGGTGCGGAGCAAGAAAGGTCGGATTAAACGTGAAATGTTCGCCAAACTGCGCACCAACCGCTTTATGAAAGCTAAAGGCAGCGACAGTGCGGCGGTGGTGGAGTTTACCGGCAAGGTGCAGCGCATGGCGCGGGTGCATCAGTACGGGCTCAAAGACCGGCCAAACCGCAACAGCCGGGATGTGCAGTACGATGCCCGCCCGTTGCTCGGTTTCACCCGCGACGATGAGCAGATGATTGAAGACGTCATTATCAGGCACCTCGGCAAATAAATATTGTGTGAACCACCACCGGAGCCGCGCGAATTGGCGCGACTCCAGACCAGAGGCATCCTTGCACTATGAATACGTTATCCACGATACAGGAGCTCGCACGCGCGATTCGCAACCTCATCCGCTCAGGTGTGGTGACTGAGGTTGATACCGTGCAGGGGCTGTGCCGCGTACAAAGCGGCGGGATCCAGACAACATGGCTGAACTGGCTGACCACCCGCGCCGGTCGTTCGCGGACGTGGTGGGCTCCCTCGGTCGGTGAGCAGGTTCTGCTGCTGGCAATCGGTGGTGAGCTTGATACCGCTTTCGTGCTGCCGGGTATTTTCTCCGACGATAACCCCGCTCCGTCGGCCTCGGCGGATGCGTGGCATGTGGCTTTCCCTGATGGTGCGGTCATTGAGTACGAGCCCGAAACCGGCGCGCTGACGGTCAGCGGCATAAAAACGGCCGACGTGACGGCATCGGAGTCCATCACCGCAACCGTGCCGCTGGTACTGGTGAAAGCCTCGACCAGTATCACCCTCGACACCCCGGAGGTGATTTGCACCAATAAGCTGACGACGGCGACGCTTGAGGTGCAGAAAGGCGGCAAGATGAGCGGCAATATCGAACATTCCGGCGGGTCACTGTCGTCTAATGGCAAGGTGCTCCACACCCATAAACACCCGGGCGACAGCGGCGGGCAAACGGGGGCTCCGTTATGACGGCGCGCTATCAGGGGATGAACCGAAATACCGGCCTCGGCATCAGCGACACTGAGCACATCAGTCAGAGCATGCGCGACATACTGCTGACGCCGGTCGGCTCGCGGGTGATGCGCCGTGAATATGGCTCGCTTCTGTCGGCGCTGATTGATATGCCGCAAAACCCGGCGCTCAGGCTGCAAATTATGGTGGCGTGCTATTCGGCTATCCAGAAGTGGGAGCCGCGCATCCGGCTTACCGCCATCAGCTTTGAGACCGGCGACGCTGGCGAAATGTATGTCGATATTACCGGGATGCGTACCGATACCGGTGCGTCAGTTTCAACCACTGTTTCACTGAGTTAAATCACTATGGCAACCGTTGACCTGAGTCAGTTACCCGTTCCCGACGTGGTTGAGGAACTGGACTATGAAACCATCCTTGCGGAACGCATTGCGACGCTGATTTCGCTCTATCCCGAAGACCAGCAGGAGTCCATTGCCCGGACGCTCGCGCTTGAGTCAGAGCCGATTGTTAAGCTGCTGCAGGAAAACGCCTACCGTGAAGTTATCTGGCGTCAGCGGGTGAACGAAGCCGCACAGGCGGTGACGCTGGCCTACTCCGCCGGTAACGACCTCGACGTCGTGGCCGGGAACAACAATACCGAGCGCCTGACCATCACCCCGGCGGATGACACCACCATTCCGCCGACACCTGCCGTTATGGAATCCGATACTGACCTGCGACTGCGCACGCAACAGGCGTTTGAGGGATTGAGCGCGGCGGGTCCGGTCGGGGCATATGAGTATCACGGTCGCAGCGCCGACGGGCGGGTCGCTGACGTCTCGGTCGCAAGTCCGTCGCCAGCCTGCGTGACGATTACCGTGCTATCGCGCGAGGGTGACGGCACTGCTAGTCCTGAACTACTGGCGATTGTTGATAAAGCGCTGAATGCCGAAGATGTGCGCCCGGTGGCCGACCGGGTTACCGTCCAGTCAGCCGAGATTGTGCCGTACCAGATTGACGCGACGCTCTACGTTTACCCCGGCCCCGAATCTGAACCCATCAGGCAGGCATCAGAGCAGAAGCTGCAGAGCTACATCAGCGCGCAGCACCGCCTCGGGCGTGATATCCGTCTGTCGGCCATTTACGCGGCGCTGCATGTTGAGGGGGTGCAGCGTGTCGAGCTGGCATCACCTCAGACCGATATTGTGCTGAGTAAGTCGCAGGCGTCGAACTGCACCGAGTACCAGATAACTATCGGGGGCTCGGATGAGTGACAGGCTGTTACCCGTTGGCTCGTCGCCGCTGGAAGTTGCCGCCGCTGCTGCACTCTCTGAGATTCAGCGCGTGCCGGTACCGCTGCGCACCCTGTGGAACTGGCGCACCTGCCCGGTAAAGCTGCTGCCGTATCTGGCGTGGGCGCTGTCGGTCGACAGGTGGGATGAGAAATGGCCGGAGGCGACAAAGCGCAGCGTCTGCGCGTCCTCGTTTTTCGTCCATCAGCACAAAGGCACCATCAGCGCATTGCGTCGGGTCGTCGAGCCGCTCGGCTTTCTGATTGAGGTGCGCGAGTGGTGGCAGCTCAACGAGGAGCCAGGCACATTCCGCCTCGTTGTTGGCGTCCTCGACAGCGGCATCACTGACGAAATGTATCAGGAGCTTGAGCGACTGATTGAAGACGCCAAACCGGCAAGTCGCCACCTGACCGGGCTGGCTATCAGTCTGAGCTCGACCGGCGAACTGTATGTCGGCGCGGGATGCTATCACGGCGACGCGCTGACTGTTTACCCCTACACCCCCGAGGAGATTGTCGTCGGCGGTGAATATTACCCGGCCTCGGCCATCCATTTGATTGATAATCTGAGAGTGAACGCATGACCGCAAAATATTTTGCCATTCTGACCAATCAGGGCGCGGCGCGGCTGGCGAACGCGGCGGCACTCGGTACCAAACTCAACCTGACGCAGATGGCCGTCGGTGATGCGAATGGTACGTTGCCGACCCCTGACCCGGCGCAGACGAAGCTCATTAACCAGAAACGCATCGCGCCGCTGAACCTGCTGACCGTTGACCCGGCCAATACCAGTCAGATTATCGCGGAACAGATTATTCCCGAGAATGAAGGTGGTTTCTGGATCCGCGAGATTGGCCTTTATGACGATGACGGCATTCTGATTGCCGTGGCGAACTGCCCGGAGACCTACAAACCGCAACTGCAGGAGGGAAGCGGTCGCACGCAGACCATTCGCATGATTCTGATTGTGTCGAGCACGTCGGCTATCACCCTGAAAATCGACCCGTCAGTCGTGCTGGCAACGCGCCAGTATGTCGACGACAAAGTTATCGAGGTGAAATCCTATGCTGATAGTCTGCTGGCCGCACACCTTGCAGATGCTGACCCGCATCCGCAATACCTGAAAATAACTGACATTGCGAAATATACCCCGGTCGGCGTGCCGCTCCCTTATCCGTCAGCGACGCCGCCGACAGGCTGGCTGAAATGTAATGGTGCGGTATTTGATAAGGTGAAATATCCGGGGCTCGCCGCAGTATTTCCGTCGGGGAATCTGCCTGATTTACGCGGTGAGTTTATCCGTGGATGGGATGATAGTCGTGGTATCGACAACGGGCGTGCGCTGCTTTCATCTCAAGGCCATTCACTCAGAGACCACTCACATAACCAGCAGGTCTGGACAGGTTCAAATACAACATCGTCAACTATTGGTCAGGCCGGGAGTTATGCTCCGCTAGCAACTGGAGGGGATGGGGGGATTGCCTATACTGACCGGGAGCCTCAAAGCCTACCTTCAGCAGTAAGAGCTATCGGCACTCGTGGGGTTGCTTCTGACAATGCAGCGAATATTGGCACTGAAACCCGCCCGCGCAACATAGCATTTAACTACATAGTGAGGGCTGCATAATGGCAAAAGCAACACTAAACAAAAGTGGTATTGCTATAAAAGCCGGTGATATGACCGTCTATAACTTTGATGGTAAAACGCGCGAATATTTATCTGCATCCGTGGAATTTCTTGCCGTTGGTGTCGGTATCCCTGCCAACTCCTGTACCGATGTGCCAGTCGATGAAAAGGCGGGATTTGCCGTTTGCCGTACAGCCACCCTTGACGGGTGGCGATATGTAACAGACCACCGGGGCGAAACGGTGTATGACACTGAAACCAGTCAACCTGTCGAGATTACCGAGCTTGGTGACTATCCAGACAACGTGACCACCATCAAGCCACTGACACCTTATGACAGATGGAGTGGTAGCGAATGGGTTACGGATGAGACCGCACAGAAAAGCGGTCAGGTACTGGAGGCGAAGCAGCAAAAATCCGCATTGCTGACTGAAGCGCAAAGCGTAATCAGCCTGTGGCAAACCGAGCTGCAGCTCGGCATCATCAGTGATGATGACAAGGCCAGCCTGATTGCGTGGATGAAATACATTCAGGCACTGAACGCGGTCGACATTTCCACGGCACCGGATATCGAGTGGCCGGTTAAACCGGAATAATGCAGGGCGGGCTGATGCCCGTCTTTTTTATGATTTATTTATGTGCCATCCGCTACCCATCGCCGACAAATAGCCCCTCACCAGACCAGCCAGGACAATAACACTCGCCCACTAACCACGGAGTTAACCGGATGAGTGATTTTCACCACGGCGTGCAGGTGCTCGAAATTAACGACGGCACCCGCGTCATTTCCACTGTTGCAACCGCAATTGTCGGCATGGTTTGTACGGCCAGCGATGCGGATGCCGCGACATTTCCCCTCAATGAGCCGGTACTGATTACCAATGTGCAGAGCGCCATTGCGAAAGCCGGTAAAAAAGGCACGCTGTCTGCCTCCCTGCAGGCCATCGCCGACCAGTCAAAGCCCGTCACCGTTGTCGTGCGTGTTGCCGAAGGTACCGGAGAAGACGCGGAAGCGCAGACCATTTCCAATATCATCGGCGGCACGGATGAGAACGGTAAATACACCGGTATCAAGGCGCTGTTGACTGCCGAAGCGGTCACCGGCGTTAAGCCGCGCATTCTCGGCGTGCCGGGGCTCGATACCAAAGAGGTCGCAGTCGCACTTGCGTCGGTCTGTATCAGCCTGCGCGCCTTTGGCTATGTCAGTGCATGGGGCTGTAAGACTATTTCCGAGGCGATGGCCTATCGCGAGAATTTCAGCCAGCGCGAACTGATGCTTATCTGGCCTGATTTCCTCGCATGGGACACCACCGCGAACGCCACCGCAACAGCCTACGCCACCGCGCGCGCACTCGGCCTGCGTGCCTATATCGACCAGACCGTCGGCTGGCACAAAACCCTGTCTAACGTCGGCGTGCAGGGTGTTACCGGCATCAGTGCGTCAGTGTTTTGGGATTTGCAGGCATCCGGTACCGATGCTGACCTGCTCAACGAGGCCGGGGTGACGACGCTGGTGCGCAAAGATGGTTTCCGCTTCTGGGGTAACCGCACCTGTTCTGATGACCCGCTTTTCCTGTTTGAGAACTACACCCGCACCGCTCAGGTGCTGGCCGACACAATGGCCGAGGCGCACATGTGGGCGGTCGACAAGCCCATCACCGCATCGCTTATCCGTGACATTGTCGACGGTATTAACGCCAAATTCCGCGAGCTGAAATCAAATGGCTACATCGTGGACGGTGAATGCTGGTTCGACGAGGAATCGAACGATAAGGAAACCCTCAAGGCCGGGAAACTGTATATCGACTACGACTATACGCCGGTTCCACCACTGGAAAGCCTGACCCTGCGCCAGCGTATCACCGATAAATATCTGGTGAATCTGGCCGAATCGGTCAACAGCTAAGGAGCCTGAAACAACATGGCACTACCCCGCAAACTCAAATATTTGAACATGTTCAATGACGGCCTGAGCTACATGGGCGTTGTTGAATCCGTGACGCTGCCGAAGCTGACCCGCAAGCTCGAAAACTATCGCGGCGGCGGTATGAATGGTGCGGCGGCAATTGACCTCGGCCTCGACGACGATGCGCTCACCGTTGAATGGTCTGTCGGTGGCCTGCCTGATGTGGCGCTGTGGGCGCAGTACGCCGCGCCGGGAGCTGACGCCGTGCCGCTGCGTTTTGCTGGCTCCTACCAGCGCGACGACACCGGCGAAATCATCGCAGTCGAGGTGGTCATGCGTGGCCGTCACAAAGAAATCGACGGCGGCGAGAATAAGCAGGGTGAAAACACCTCGACCAAACTATCGACCGTTTGCACCTATTACCGCCTCACGATTGATGGTAGCGACGTCATCGAAATCGACACCGTCAACATGGTCGAGAAGGTGAACGGCGTTGACCGTCTGGAGCAGCACCGCCGCGCAATCGGGCTGTAATTCCCTGACCGGTCAGCACTGCTGGCCGGTTATTAATCCCCATTCAGAGCAGAGAAAAACATCATGGCAAAAGCACCACGTAAAACCGCTGAATTTGTTGATACGGCTGGCAATGAAATTGACACCATAAACCCGAACGTCGTGACCCTCGACAAGCCGATTAAGCGCGCCGGTCAGACGATTGATAAAGTCACCCTGATTGAGCCGAACGCCGGTACCCTGCGCGGTGTCAGTCTGGCAGCGGTGGCGCAGTCCGAAGTCGATGCGCTGATTAAAGTCCTGCCCCGTATGACCTATCCCGCGCTCACGGCGCAGGAGCTTACCGCAATGAACCTGCCCGATATGCTGTCGCTGGCCGCTAAGGTGATTGGTTTTTTGTCACCGGCTTCGGCGGAATAGATTTTCCGCCCGACCTGTCGACCGATGACCTGATGGCGGATATCGCGGTGATATTCCACTGGCCGCCATCAGAGCTCTATTCCCTGAGCCTGACCGAGCTCATCACATGGCGCGAAAAGGCGCTGCAGCGTAGCGGAAACCACAATGAGTAATAACCTGAGGCTTGAGGTATTACTGAAAGCGGTCGACCAGGCGACCCGACCGCTTAAATCCATCCAGACCGCGAGTAAAACCCTCTCGGGTGATATTCGCAACACACAAAAGGGGCTGCGTGACCTGAATGGTCAGGCATCGAAAATCGACGGCTTTCGTAAGGCAAGTGCGCAACTGGCCGTAACCAGTCAGGCGCTTGAAAAGGCGAAGCGCGAAGCCGGTGAGCTGGCCGTGCAGTTTAAAAACACCACCAGTCCGACCCGCGCGCAGGCGCAGGCACTCGAAGCGGCAAAGCGCGCCGCCTCTGAGCTGCAAACGAAATACAACAGCCTGAGAACGTCGGTACAGCGACAGCGCTCCGAGCTGATGCAGGCCGGTATTAATACCCGCACCCTGTCTGCCGATGAGCGTCGGCTCAAAACCTCTATCAGCGAAACGACGGCGCAGCTTAACCGACAGCGCGAGGCACTGGCGCGCGTCAGTGCGCAGCAGGCGAAATTAAGTCGGGTGAAAGAGCGATACAAATCAGGTAAAGAGCTCGCCGGTAACATGGCCGCAGCAGGTGCTGCCGGGGTCGGTATCGCGACAGCGGGAACGATGGCCGGGGTTAAATTACTGATGCCCGGTTATGACTTTGCGCAGAAAAATTCAGAGCTGCAGGCCGTGCTCGGGGTAGATAAGCAGTCGCCAGAAATGCAGGCGCTACGCAAACAGGCGCGCCAGCTCGGTGACAATACTGCCGCCTCTGCCGATGATGCCGCCAGTGCGCAGATTATTATCGCAAAAGGTGGTGGTGATGCTGAAGCTATAGCGGCCATGACGCCTGTGACTCTCAACCTGTCACTTGCGAACAGAAAAACAATGGAGGAAAACGCGCAACTGTTGATGGGGACAAAAGCCGCCTTTCAGCTTTCTAATGACGCGGCTGCACATATTGGTGATGTTCTTTCAACCACGATGAACAAAACCACCGCTGATTTTCAGGGACTAAGTGACTCATTAAGTTACCTTGCCCCTGTTGCGAAAAATGCCGGAGTGAGTCTTGAACAAGCGGCGGCGATTACCGGCACACTTCATGATAATAACATCAGGGGGTCAATGGCTGGGACGGGCGGCGCGGCTGTAATAACGAGACTACAGGCACCAACAGGCAAAGCATACGATGCCCTCAAAGAGTTGGGTGTTAAAACCTCGGACAGCAAAGGCAATACGCGCCCGTTATTTACCATCTTGAAAGAAATGCAGGCCAGTTTTGAGCGCAACAAGCTCGGAACTGGTCAGAAAGCTGAATATGTGAAAACTATATTCGGCGAGGAGGCCATGAAGTCTGCAAGTGTGCTGATGGCCGCAGCGGCAAGCGGAAAGCTCGATAAACTCACCGCTACGATTAAGGCATCCGACGGAAAAACCGAGGAACTGGTCAAGGTTATGCAGGATAACCTCGGCGGTGATTTTAAAGAGTTTCAGTCGGCTTACGAGGCGGTCGGTACTGACCTCTATGACCAGCAAGAGGGCTCACTGCGCAAGCTTACCCAAACGGCCACGCAGTATGTGTTAAAGCTCGACGGCTGGATCCAGAAAAATAAGGGGCTGGCGGAAACCATCGGCATCATTGCCGGTGGCGCACTTGCTCTGATTGGTATCATCGGCGGCATTGGTCTCGTTGCGTGGCCGGTTGTGATGGGGATTAACGCCATTATCGCCGCTGCTGGCGTGCTGGGTACGGTCTTTACTGTTGCCGGTGGTGCCATTATGACAGCGCTCGGTGCGATTACCTGGCCGATTGTGGCCGTCGGTGCGGCGATTGTGGCCGGGGCGCTACTCATCCGCAAATATTGGGAGCCCATCAGCGCATTTTTCTCGGGGGTGATTGAGGGCATCATGAGCGCCTTTGCACCGGTAGGGGAAATGTTCGCCCCACTGGCACCCATTTTTGACGGCCTCGGTGAGAAGCTGCGCGGCGTCTGGCAATGGTTTAAAGACCTGATTGCACCGGTCAAAGCCACGCAGGAGACGCTAGATAGCTGCAAAAATGTCGGCGTTATATTTGGTCAGGCACTGGCCGATGCGCTGATGTTGCCTCTGAATATTTTCAATAAGCTGCGCGGTGGTCTTGATGTAATTCTCGAAAAGCTCGGCCTTGTTAAAAAGGAATCGAGCAGTATTGATACGGAAACGGCAAAAACGCCGCCGGTTGGTCAGGGTGGAGGGTATATTCCGACAACCAGCTCGCTTGGTGGGTATCAGGCTTATCAACCTGTCACGGCTCCCGCCGGTCGTACCTATATTGACCAGAGCAGCCCTACCTATCAAATAAACCTGCCGGGTGGCGGCGCGCCGGGTGGTCAATTGGGTAACCAGTTGCAGGATGCGTTAGAAAAATATGAACGCGACAAGCGAGCCAAAGCCCGCGCTAGCATGATGCACGATTAAGGAGGCTGATGATGATGCTTGCTCTTGGAATGTTTGTGTTTGAACGTCGCACCCTGCCTTATCAGTCGATGCAGCACTCGAAGAATTACCGCTGGGCGTCTAATGACCGGGTCGGCAAAGCTCCTGCGTATCAGTTTCTCGGCGAGGGGGAAAACGCGATCCAGCTTGCCGGTACGCTTTATCCTGCCATTACTGGCGGTCGTATATCTCTGCTGGCTGTCGAGCTGATGGCCGACGAGGGCAGAGCGTGGCCGCTGATTGAGGGAACCGGAAATATCTTCGGGATGTATATCGTCGAGACGGTGTCGACCACGCATACCGAGTTTTTCAGCGACGGCGCGGCCAGAAAGATTGATTTCACCCTTTCGCTGAAACGGGTCGACGAATCACTGACGGCAATGTTTGGCGACCTGAATAAGCAGGCCAGCGAGCTTCTCGGCTCTGCCGGTAATCTGACTGATAAGCTGCAGGGTGCGCTCGGAGGGCTGACCGCATGATTACGGGCATGACAATTGACGCCGGTACCAGCATTGCACCGGCATTTATGCTGACGCTGAACAGCCAGGACATTACCAGCAATTTTAGTGACCGGCTGATTTCTCTCACCATGACCGACAACAGGGGTTTTGAGGCTGACCAGCTCGACATTGAGCTCGACGACACCGACGGCAAAGTCGAGTTACCCCTGCGCGGGGCGGTGCTGACGCTGTGGCTTGGCTGGCAGGGTTCGGCGCTTCTGAATAAGGGCGATTTCACGGTCGATGAGATTGAGCATCGGGGCGCACCTGATACCCTGACCATCCGGGCGCGTAGTGCAGACTTTCGCGGAACGCTCAATTCACGGCGTGAGGAGTCATGGCACGACACCACCATCGGTGAACTGGTCAGTACCATTGCAAAGCGCAATAAACTGACGGCCAGTGTCGCGGATTCACTGAAAAAAATACCGGTACCGCACATCGACCAGTCGCAGGAGTCCGACGCCGTATTTCTGACCCGGCTGGCTGACCGCAACGGGGCGGAGGTGTCAGTGAAAGCGGGTAAACTCTTGTTTCTGAAAGCCGGTAGTGCGATGACGGCCAGCGGTAAACCCGTCCCGCAAATGACGCTGACCCGCAGCGATGGCGACCGTCACCAGTTTGCCATTGCTGACCGTGGGGCTTATACCGGCGTAACGGCAAAATGGTTGCACACCAAAGACCCGAAGCCGCAAAAGCAGAAAGTAACACTGAAACGCAAGCCAAAAGAGAAGCACCTGCGCGCACTGGAGCACCCGAAAGCAAAGCCAGTTAGCAAAAAGACAAAGGCCAAACAAGAGCCGGAGGCGCGCGAGGGTGAGTATATGGCCGGTGAGGCCGATAACGTGCTGGCGCTGACGACTGTCTACGCTTCTAAGGCGCAGGCGATGCGCGCCGCTCAGGCTAAGTGGGATAAGCTGCAGCGAGGCGTTGCGGAGTTTTCAATTACGCTGGCTTTCGGTCGAGCTGACTTGTTCCCTGAGACGCCGGTGCGCGTATCAGGCTTTAAGCGCGTCATAGATGAGCAATCTTGGTTAATCAGTAAGGTAACTCACATTCTGAGTAATAGCGGCTTCACGACGGGTTTAGAGCTTGAGGTTAAGCTTTCTGACGTGGAATACAGCTCGGAGGAAAGCGAGTAG